ACCGTGTCGTTCGGGATCGGCCCGCTCACGGTGATGGTGCCGCTCGCCTGGACGCCCTCATTGAAGTTGAGGCCACCCGGAGTCTGAGCTCCGGCTGCGGTCAGGAGAACCGGGCCACCGCCCACTGCCGTGGTATCGATGGTGATGGTGTCACCAGGCTGAACGCCGGCAGCCATGATGGTGCCTCGAGCTTGGCCGGTGTCGTAGTCGAGACCGCCGGGAGTGACCCCAAGGGAACCGGTAAGCGTGATGCCTCCAATCTCGATGGTGTCTCCCAGAACCGAAGCCACGTTGGTGACGGTGCCGGTCGCGAAGGTACCGAGGTCAGTGTCGGCACCTGTGAAGGTGAACCGCATCTGACCGTCCGCGTTCGCCGTGCAGGTCACGTCCACACCATCGTAGGCTGCCGGGAGAGCAGCGATGGCGGTGTCGAGTGCGGAGTTCACCGCAGCAGCCAGCGCGTTCGGGGACACGTAGATACCCGGGGCGATGGTCGCCGTCACCGGGCCAGTGCTGCCGTTGGTGACGCCCGTGTAGTTGAACGTGAGGGTGTCGTACTCACCAGCCGTGATGGTCGTGGTTCCGAGGAACCGCGTCACGCCGTCGTAGTACGGGTTGTTGTCAGCGAGCTTGGACTCAGCGTTGATCGCCTCGACGTAGGCATCGGCGTTCACGCCCGTCTGTGCCGGGACGTTCACCGTGACCACCACGTTGTCCACCGTGAACGAGATGTTGTCGTTCAGACCGGCGAGAACATCGTAGGTCGTCTTGCCCGAGTCGTCGGTGTAGACAATCTCCTCACCAAGGAGCGAGGCGTTGAAACCGAGACCCGCGATGCCGTGTGGCGCCGAGAGATCGATGCCGGCCGCACCGCCCGCCAGCGGAGAGCTGTCGATGGTGAACCGAGCTCGGTCCGACTGACTTTCGACGAAGAAATACGGGCCCGAACCGGGAACCGTGAACTTGCCGATCGTCGAGTCCTTGTCGGAGAACTGAATGGTGACGGTTTCCTCGACGGGGCCTTGCGTGCCGCCCTCGAAGTGAACGTCGGGAGTGATCTCCGAGCCGCTCGGGAACTGGATCGTGACGCCGGTGAGCGCCGGACCCTTGCTACCGAACTTCGGCGTGTAGACCGGGTTCCCGTTGCTGTCGAACAGGAAGTAGGTACCGATGCCCGACGGTCCGCTGGTCTCAACCTGAACGGTGTACTCCTCATCGACGAGGATGTTGTACCAGAAGGTCGCCCAAACCTCGGCGCCCACGGGCACCGGCTGCTCGAGGGTGATCTCCGTACCCTGAACCTGCGTCACCGTCACCGGACCGCGCTGGAGGGCGTCTTGGATGCTGAAGCCCCAGTAGGCCCGAACCAGGTTCGGGTTGTTGGTCGGGAGATCGAGACGGTTGTTGCTGATGCTGAGGAAAGTCTGCTGACCCAGCGGGGTGTCACGACCGTTGCCCGTGGTGGGCTGAGCCGGCAACGTGAACTTGGTACGATCCTCAACAGGCGGGTTGACCGTGTCGTCGACCACCACATCGGTGGGCGCAAGGAACCATCGGTTGTCGATGAGCAGGCCGCTGATCTGCGTGGGACCGAACGCGGGAGCTCCGGGGCTCGTGACTCCGGGCGACACCAGGAAAGCGGAACCCCAGACGATCAGGTCGTCCTTGAGGATGAAGTCAGCACCCTCGATGAAATCGTTGTTGAGCGGAACGATGCCGCACCGCAAGACCTCGGTGACATTGATGTTCGCCAGGTAGTCGAACGTGTCTTGCCACGAGTTGAAGAAGTACTGGACAGTGACCTGCGATCCCACTTCGGGAGCGAAGGGCAGCGTCACAGCGTGGTTCTGGCCGTCCACCTCTGTGGGGATGACCTGCACCCCGTCCACGCGAACCGTCACCTTCGAAACGTCGGTGGTGGTGATACCGCCGTTGGTACCGTCCACGATGGGACCGTTGTAGGTGTAGAAAGTTCGGTTGCGGTTGGTGCTCTGACCCCGCGAGAAGCCCAAGACGACGTTGGCCGATCCGTCGCCGATGAGCAGATCACGGTCAGCAACCAAACGCACAGCGGTCTGGCCAAAGTTGTTCGTGAACTCCGAAGCGACGAGAGACGTGCCGGCTGCCGCGCCGTTGATCAACGAGACAACCGTGGCGGCAGTGACGCTCCCAGTCGGGAAGGTCGCGGTCACGACCTGTTGAGTCGCCTGCGACTGGTCGAAATCCACCGTGACGGTGAGCTCGTTGGTGTCGGCGGTGAACTCGTACTGGTTGCCGAGCGCGCCATCCAGGACGGCGCTCGAGGGCGTCGCCTGGTTCGAGACATCGTCGGTGATCTGGGAGTCGGTCCGCTTGAAGAAGTACGTGATCCGCACATCGTCACCGAGCTCGGGAGCGGTGCTGATCTCGATGACGCCGATGTCGGCGCGCGCGACGCTGAGCACCACATCGGCACGCCCGTTGATCGTCACGAAGATCGAGCTCGGGTCGGTGGCGATGGTGCCGCTGCCATCACCGTTGGTGATGGGGAAGTTGCGCACCTGGATCCGACGACGCTCGCCATTGAAGTCACCGAGGGTGACCTGGCCAGTGTCGGAGATCGAGACTACCGCGCGACCAGTCTCGTCCTCCTGTGGAACCTGCTGGTCCACGGAGCTCGAGGAGCCACGGATGACTTCGAGGTCTTGTTGCTGGAGAAGCTCGTTACCGGTCCCGATGAAGACAGGAATCCGGACACCAGCAAGTACAGCGGAAACCGGGCTCTCGAAAAGCGTCCGCGTGTACACGCCGGGCGGGGCGTAAATGTTGCCTGGGAAATCGGCCATTGTGGGGCTACCTCTTCGGAGTCAGGGCAGATCTCTCCTGTGGAGCTAAAAGCCCTGGATTGCAGTCGCTGGATGCGCTCAAAAGAGCACTGGAGTACACATCTGCTTCTCGTTCACGTCCGTTTGTCGGTTTCCATTTGGCCGTCCCCGTGAGGGGAGGAAGATCGGGGTGCTGCTGGAAAACAGCGGGTGTGTCTCAATCTGTCGTGTCTGTCTGGTTCAATCTGGGTGCCTCCAAGGGAGGCCCGGGGTAGCGACCGCTTTCTACGAAGCAGCCTCGTCGGGAATCTCATGGGTGCCGGAAAGGGACTTGCCGGTTCGGCCATACGCGCCCTTCGCTTTCCGGTACTCGGTGATGCGCTTCATCGCCTCCTGGTTTTGAAGGCGCGCCTTCTTCGCAGCGATGCGCTGTTGCTCGGTCATGACGAAGTAGTCGCCATTATCAAGCCGGCTGAGGTGATCACCAGTAGTGTTGTTGGCGTCAATGACGCGCCGCTTGTAGTCTTGGCGGTCCTGGTAGACGCGCAGGTTGGCCTGTGCGCTTCGACCGATCACCACATCCACGTCGTGATCGACCGAGCTCGCTCCCGTGTTCTGAGGAGCCGGAGCATCAGGCCGATGACCGAACTTGAAATTAGCAGCCGAGACTTGCCGGGACGCACGACCCCTGCACTTCTTGCAGGGAAGCGTCTCCTTGGCAGCCGTTTTGGGCTGCATGGACTGGAACCGAAGTCCGCAATCCGAGCAGTGGTACTTGAAAATGGGCAAGCGCGCGTGCTCCGTCTATATGTGCGCCGGTATAGGCCCACTAACGAAGCATCGGGCCCGTGTTCTTCTTGCCAGGGAAACCAGACTTGCCCGCGTACCAGGGATCGAACGTCTGGGAGAGGCCCAGATCGGCCATCGCGCGGATGTTGTCCTGAATTTGGGCGATCTGCTCGTCCGTGAGGCCCGCGATCTGCTCGATGAAGGGCGGTGTGAGCGGAGCCTGACTCGGCCCAGAAAGAGGCAATGGAGGTCCTCCACCAGGCTCGACGCCCCGGATACAGATGCCCAGAGGCACGTGGATGCTCCAATCCGTCTGAAGCTGAAGGTTGAAACTGGCGTTGTAGAACCAGTCATCGGCGTTTTCGTCGTAAACCTCTTCGGTCTCGCCGCCGAGATTGATCGACAAAAGCTCGATGCCCGCGCTCGAGAGCCGAGGACGCGCAGTTGCCCACAGGTACAGAGCGGTCTGATCCAGAATTTCACGTTGCGCGAGCGGATCTCGAGCGATGACATCCACGTCGAGCGTGAGGTCCCAACGACCACCGAACTCGAGCGCAGAGATTGATCGCTTCGACTGCACCACAACCGCCAACCGATCTCCCGGAGTGATGCGGCGACCGAAGGCCAACACGACACCAGGGATGGGTTCCGTCAACGCCCGGTTCTCCATGACCTTCCACGGACCCGTCGTCTCACCAGGGCAACGGTAGTCCGCCGAAAGGAAATCCTCTTCGGACAGAGGCTCGGTGAGCTCGAGCATCCCTGTCGCAGGGTCAGCCGTGTAATGCGTGCCTTCGTACAGTTGGAGGTTGCCAGGCATCCGGTACAGACGAAGCGTCCCTGCCAAGAAGGCACCCTTCTGAAGCTGGTACTCCGTGTCGTTGACCTGGAAGACCGTCTCGTCCTCGACGTTCAGCAGTGGATCGACGAAGAACGCATCATCCGTTGGGTTGCCGTTCGCATCACAGAAGTCAATGTAGTAGATGCCCGCCTCAGTCGGGAACAGACCACCGTTGTTCTGGATGTCGATCATGTTCTCCTTGACCCACTCGATCGACAAGCCAGGCTTGCCTTCAACGTTGGCCAAGTAAACGTAGCTGTGGACGTACCCTTGGAAGTTGTCGGCAGCGAGCTGCGCTTGGTTACCCGCACTGTTTTTCAGGACGATGCCGAACTGCGGACGCTCACGAAACGAGTACTTACCCTGGATGTGATCAACGATGTCCTTGTACCGAGGGTGGTACTGCCAGTAGTTGCGCAGCTCCTCGATGAAGACACGTTGGATCTGCTGGGTCAAGAAATAGTAAATCTCACACCTTCCCTTCAGGCTTCGTGTCGATGACACGGTAGAGCCAGCCACGGTCCACGCAGAACTTACGACCTGCGATGAACTTGGCCGCGATGCGGCCTGTTTTGTCAGCCTCGATTCGTCGTCGAGGTTTGATCTCTTCTACTTCCGGAAGGCGACCTTCGTAGATAACCAGGGTGTCGGGGGTGTAGTGTTTGACCGCTCCTTCCCAGAAGTAGGGGATCGAGAAAGGTTGTGGTTTGTACAGGAGGACCGTGTCATCCGCATCCAGTTCGATGAAACGATTTTTTTCCCAGGAACTCATGAAGTGTACGCGACCCGCTTTGGGGGAGTCATGCCAACCACGGGCAAAACCTCCTCCTGTAGTTCGAAGTCTTTCGGACGCGCGACGTGACTGTGCTTCACGGAATTCGGGAGTCCGAACAACCTTGGCAAATGCCGCAGCAGCCCGAGCCACACGCTCATCGGTTTCCTTGGTCAGGCCGACATTCCAGCGACGCACTCGATCCAGAATTTCACGTTTTTTCGCTGCGGTTTCCGGCGTGTCTCGTCGTCCTCGTCGTGCTGCTGAAACCTTGGCCCGCGTTTCTGCGCTCCGAACCAAACCTGTCATGGCTTGCGACCGAGAGCGCCACGTAAGCCCGTGTGCAGTGAACGAGTCGCGCACAAGCCGGATGTTGGTTCCGGTTCGGTCAGCGACCTTTTGGATAGAGAGCCCTTCTTGGAAATACAGAGTTTCCAGGACTTCTCGTTCCAGAAGTGGTTGGGTACGAGGTGGCACAGCTCAAAGCCTCCTGGGGATTTGGGTTCCCACAGGAGGCTTCGGCATAGAACGAAAACCGCTGTCAGTCCTCGTCGTCCACGTACTCTTGCATCGCCTGCACAAGAAGACCCCGTGCAACAGCATCCAGAGGCTCCTTAGCCGCCCGGATCTCGCTGATCTCGATGGGGAACTTTTTACGTTTGTCCTCGAAGACTTGGGTGAAGAACTCGAGGAACCCACCGGCCTTGGACGTACCGCCGCTGACGACGATGGGGATCGGCTTCGGCAGCGAGAACTTGCCCTGGATCTTCATGAACTCGCTCGCGACGTTGTCGAGCGCGTACTCGATGAGGCTCTTGTAGTAGACCACCAGAGCCTCTTCTTCACGGCTCTGCGGGTGCATGAGGTTGAGCCCCTTCTCCTTGAGGCTACACATGCGAGCCTGCGTAGAGCCCGTGGACTTCGCGGCACCGTGGTCGATCCAGTCCCCACAGTTATGAACCGTCATGCCTGGAGAACTGAAAGAGTGGTGTTCCGACCCCACACGGATGTCGTAGACCTCCCCATCATGCTCCACTTCGGAAACCGAAGCGACCTTGTAGGTGACGAAGGCGGGGAATCTGTCGAACACTTGGTGGCCTTCGACTGTGAGCATCGTGTCGAACAGATTCTTCGCTACGTGGCCGTTGATCCTGATCTCGTAGCACGGTTTGCGACCTTCGATTTGGACACCACGTGCGTTCACGCCGCCGAGGCGTGGCTCCCGTTTGAGGATTGAATGTTCGATCCCGAAACGGTTGAGTAGATGGTGAGCCAACATGACGACAGGCACCGATGTGTTCGTGATCGTGTGACGCTTGAGCTCCTCATGGGAGTCGCTGTCCATCAGACCATGAAGAATTCCGAGTGCCATCTGGTTGCCGATCTTGGAGGGATCAAGCGGGCACCGTTTTGTCCCCTCATCATCGTAGAACTTTTCCTTGAAATGGCAGGCCACCGGTGTGATGTGAAGTTTGAGGCGCGTGAGGTTTTCGGCGGGATCGTCCACGATCTCCGGTTCTCGATGGAACAGGCGGAAACACAAGTCTGTATACTCTTCGACAAGATGTTGATCCCGGCGGTTGATGGCAAACTGGACATAAGACGGCCTTTCGGCATGAGGACCACATGAACCATCGCCGAGGAACATCCCCATCAGACGCCCCAACCCACGCGCCCCAGCAACCGTGACGTTTTTTCCGTCTTGCCTACCGAAATAGTAGCTCGATCCGCTGTCCCGGTCGGACTGGATCGTCGCGATACCCACGGTATCCCCCTCACGAAGATCCCCTGCCTCAACCCACTCCCATCCGAAACGACGTTGGACAAATACCCGATGGTCGTGTGTGAGACGGTGAGGGAAAGCAGGGAGATTCTCGAGTTGAACCTCGATGAGATGGCGCCGGGTCCCGTTCGACATCTTCTCAAGGACAGGCACGAAAACACCGTATGCGTCGAGGATTTCGTCACCTTCGCGCACCTCCTCCATCGTTTTAAGCCCTTCCCGCGTGACGACCGGGAAGTCTCCTGAGAGACAGCGCGCGACGCTAAAACTCAGACCCTCGATGGTGCCCATGGCAAGCGCCACGTTGGTCATGCCGGACCCGAACGAGAATGCGATGCCGGAGAAACCATCCTTCGCGCACTCGGAGTAGATGATCGCCAGCGCCTCGTTGCTCGGGTACGCCTTGTAGCCGCACTCGTTGACGATCCGCTCGAGAACGCCTCGGTGGTACACCACGTCCCGGTCCGGATCATCGACCGGAGCCGCCGGCACAGAGAAGTAGCAGACCTCCTTCTCTTCCTTCGGCTCACCGAGCACATGCTTGACCAAGATGCCGAGGATCTCGAGTGCATCGATCTCCCCAGCCGCGATCAGGCCGCTCTGAAGCGGGCGCCGAACTTCGCGACTGAACATGTTGGCCATGTCGTAGGCCGCATCCCCCACGATGACGAGCCCGTCGTCCGTTGAGACGTAGTTGACGCCCGACAGCTTGAGCATCTTGCGGTGCTCGGACGGCAGATCGAGGAAGGCGTCACGAATGCGGTTCGTGATGACGCCTTCCTTGGTACGACGGGCAGCCACGATGTTCATCGTGCCCATGTCGAGCCCGACCCCCAGGACTGGTTTTTCACTATCGCTCATGATTCGTTCTCCTCGTTCCCATTCTTTCTACCGCGCTTCTTGCTTCGCAGTGCACGGAGTGCGGCCTGTGCGTCGTCGAGCTCTTCCCCGCCTTCGCTGGCCTTTTGCTTTACATCGATCTTGGCCTTCGTGTCCTTCGAGACAATCTTGTCCGGGATGAACAGAGGCTCCTCGGGCCCAGAGCTCTTACGAGCCCTAGGAGCCGCTCCTGCCACACCGCCCTCGGGCACTACGCGCCGTAGGACGTTCTCCAGGACGCCCTCGAGCTGTGCAGGGTCCAAGGCCGGAGCTGGAGTTGGGGCCGTTGGTGCAGCCTCTGAGGCGGCTTGAGCGGCCACCTTCCCGACCTCCTCGGCGATCACCGAACGAAGCCCAGGGATCAGGTCGCCCAAGAGCTCGGCCTTGAGCCTCTCGGTGTCCACCTCCTGCACCACAGTCTTTTCGACAAAGGTTTCGATGCGATGCTCGACTACCTTGCCGGAATCGGCGGGTTCTTTGTTCTGTGGCCGGCTGTGGGCCACGAAAGGCGGAGCTGGACGTGTAGGCACGGCACCCTTCCGTTGAGCTTTTCGATTCACCCGCACGTTGCCCTTCCCCTGCTCCTTGGCCAAGTCCTTGGAAGACTGAGCCGCAGCGATCGAAACCCAACGCTGCTCCCCACGCTTCAGCCCCACAATCCCCAGGTCGGGGATGTCGCAAGGGTTGCAGCAGATGATCTGGGCTTCGATCATACAAGGGGAGTCTCTTTGAGGGTCTTCATGATCTGCTGGTCAATCATCGCCTTCATCTTGCGCCTCGATTTTTCGTAGGCCCTACGCACAAACGTGTGCTTCTTGAAACCTGGATGAATCCAGGAATCTTGTGGCGATGCCGGAGTGGTTCTGATCAACACTGTACCGCCGGGTCCCTTCATCGGTACCCGCGAGACTCCAGCCTGTTGGGTCAACCACTCCATGGGGTAAGCTTCACGCCCCTCAAGGAGCTGATCGATCCAGGGCCACGAAGAGTAGATCTCCACGCGACCCCCACGCGGAACTACTTTGTGCGTGAACGAATCGAAAAAGCCCACTGAACGAGGAAGACCCTCGGGTTCTCCTGGCGGGGTCGGTTTGTTGCCTTGTTTGGCGAAGTCCTTGCCCGCCTCGAAGACGATGGCTTCGACGAGCATCTCGCCGATCTTGTTGAGGAACTCGGGAGTGATGAAGTCCTTGTTCTGGAGACCAGCCCAGGTCTTCCCATAGGTCCGTTTGATCTTGATCTCCATCTACGCCCCCCACCTAGTAGGTGATGTTCTCGTAGACGGGCGTGCGACCCCTTTGCTCGCGTTCGTCTGGGATGTTGTCCTTCTCCGTCTGCATCGGGGTCTGCTGGTAGTCGGAGCCCACGGGGTAAGGACCCTCGGGTGGGTACTCCGTCTCCCAACCTCCGCCCTGCACGACAGCAGGACGACCGCGACACTCGGGCCAGCAAAGTTCCGTCGTGTCGAACAGCGGGATCTGGTAGCGGATGTCGTTCTCGTCCAGGTACTTCATTGTGAAGTGCTGCTGGAGGATCGTGCCGCGATTAGACGGCTTGCGAACCGGGCCAATCGAGTATCGCTCGTTGGTCTGCTTCACGATGAAGTCACGCATCGTGAGCAACGGGCTCGGGCCCGACCAGACATCCTGCGTGTGGTCGAGGTACCGACCATTCGGTGTCTGTTTTACGGCACGCTCAGCGTCATCCGGCGCGACGATGAGGTCGTAGGGACCTTCGTATCCACCGACGAATCCAGTGCCGAAGCACTCAAGACAACGGGAGTCGGGCTGCTGGTTGTACTCGATGGTCCGAGGATCGCGACCGCAGAAGCAGCGTGGTCCGCTGGTCTTTTTGATGAAGACCTTGACACGCTCACCACCCTGCTCGAGAACCCAGTTGTTCCGACGCATAGCCTCACGCCAGATGTAGTCGAGCCGCTCAACGGACCGGTAGGTGATCGGCTCGGCGAAGTCGAGCGGCGTCTCCCGGAACCCGGTCGGGGAAGCGGGGTCTTGAGCCACCGTCGTAATGCGGTACCAGATCTTCTTGTCGAGGTCGGTACGCACCGCGTTCGTGTTGTAGCGGTAGCTGATCGACACCGCCGACTCAGGGCCTGTAGGCAGCACAGGCTCGATCCACCGCTCCGTCGCGAAATTGTAGCCTCGGACGTTGATGAGGGTAACCTCGCCGGTCGGACCAAACACCGCGTGAACGGGGACGATCTGGTTGTCGATGACGAGCTGCACGTCCATCGGGCTGTTGGCCGAAATAGCCTGCCCGGAGTTTTTCACGATCGGGAAATACTTCGTCCGAAAGATCCAGTTGCGCTGGTTCGCGGACTCTCCTCGAGCGATCCAGCTCGTCTCCCAGTCAACGACTTCGTTGTCCACGAAGGCGTTGTTGGTGAAATCCCGATAGAACGTGCCACCTACCGGAGCGATGTTGAGGCGCGTGTAGGGGCCGCGCTCCGACGTGTCGCTACGGTAGATGTTGACGCCGAGGACTGTGAACTTGCTGTTCTTGGTCAGAATGGCTGGGTTGTCCCAACGCAGGTCCATCGTGCCCGAGAACAACGGGCTCACGACCTCAGCGTTGATGGGTGGGGCCGGACAGTCGTTCGGCCCCACCTCCCAGCCGGGACATCCGGGACCGAAAGGTCCCGGACTGGGTCCAGGGTCAGGACATGGCGGCGTCGGGGTAGGTTCCGGGGTCTCGCACGAAACCGGCTTCAACGGATCCGGCTTCTGCAACCACGGTTCTTGCCCCTTGTTGATGCACGTCATGTCCTACCTGCCTTGGAGACGCTAGGCGCCTCCTTGAGTCTGACCTGCACCGGGGGGCGTGACCAGTCGGACCGTGCCGTCCTGGAGAGCCACCCACTGCTGACCGTCCTCGAGGTTGAGACGCTTCGAGATCGCGTTGATGTGCCCCTGGCCCTTGTCGTCGAGCTCGTCGAGCTTGGCCAAGATGCGCGTCTTGAGAACCTCATGCTCACCGACCTTGGCCAGGAGTTGCTGAGACTCCTGACGAATGCTCAGAAGAGCCGTCTGCTCCTCGGGGGTCAGCTTGCCGATGATGCTGGGGTCCTGCGCCGGAGCCTGCGTCTCCGGAGCGTCGGGGGTTGCGGTGGTGTTCTCGGTGGTGTTCTCGTTGTTTTCCATTTGAGCCTCCGGCTTGCCGGTACTCTACCCACGCCCCACAGATTTGGCTTTCTCCTCTTCAAGGAGAAGACGCCGGTGGGCACGCAATTCAGACAGGAAGTTGTCGAAATGGGTGCCTACGCGGTCACCGAGGGTGAGGGTTCGTGCGTGTTTGACCACGCTGGGGAATTTTTCGAAAGACCAGAAAACGTTCCCGTCCTGGTCGGTGTACTCGTAGATACGGAGTCCCTTGGTGACAGCGCTTTCTTTTGTCGAATCTGTCACGGCTGTTCTTCCTTGGGCGTCGGACCTTTCTCAGCCTTGGCAGCCTTGGCGGTACGCTCCCGGTTCTCTTTTTTGAGCTCTTCGATGATCTCGTCAAGATCGTCTTCGGCCTTATCGACCTGCGCGATCTGCTTCTCCAACAGATCGTGAGCAGCGTGGGCAGCCTCGTTTGGCATCTTCGCCTGCTGCACCCGCTTCAGCGCTTGCTGCTCTCGACGCTCAAGGATGGTCTCAACCTCTTTCTTGGGGAGACAACGACCTTCGAAGCGCATCCGTCCCTTGAGACAGTCGTCTTTGAGCTCTTCGTCATTCGGTATCGGCGCACCAGGCTCCGGGACTACCCCCTCACCTCCGGTGTCTTCACCCTCGTCCTCCGCAGCTTCCGGAAGGTCCTCTTTGGTCTCTTCCTTCTTGTCAAAATCCGACGACGGCCGATACTCAGGCAGCCGGTCCTCCTTCTTCTCGAAGCCCGGCGCCTGCTTACCAAGGCAGGAGATCATAGTCAGCAGGAAGCTACTGAGGACGGTCGCGGAGTAGCTTTTTGACTTCATCGATCTTCTCGTCCACGTTGTCGAGCTTGCCCTCGAGCCGCACCAAGGCAAGCGAATTCTTTTGGACCGAATCAGTCACATCTGCGAGTTTGTCGAGGTCTTCTTGCAGCTCCGTGATCCGCTCGTCCTGAATAGCGTTGTTGACCTCAAGCTTGACTCCCCAGATGATCACTGGAATCACCAAAACAGACAACACTTTCATGGTGATATCCACGAACTTGGAAGTGTTGTCCTTCGAAAAAGCGCTGTGGCTACTGGGGGACATAGGATCAACCGCTCCTACTCACAAAAACCTATAGAGGAGTTACCGGGCTGAACGAAGCTTGGCCGCCAAGTAGCGTGCCGTGACACGCGCAACCTTGTTGAGCTCGAGCTCGTCGCCTTCAGACGTCACCCAGCCGGCTTGCTTGAGCGCATCTACCGCCTCACGGAAGAACTCGGGGCCTTCTCCGTGGAAAGGATAGTGTCGGCTGATGTCTTCAGCCATGGTTTCAAGGTTCACGCTGTCCTGCGCGGGGAGGTTTTCGAGGTAGCGGAGCACAATGTTTTGCGCCTGCTTCAACTGGTCGCCCCCGAAGTCGTTGCGGAGATCGGTCCACTCGACCCGTCGGGGTTCGAGGTCACCTCGAAGAAATTGCCAAGTTTGTGGTTCACGGAGCGGCATCGTTGATCTCCTGCTTTAGGCCCTACTCAAGGGCGTGTCATAAAGGCTTCACCGGCACAGCACAACTTCATGAAAAGACTCTGCGGGCACGAAGTCGACAAATAAAGCGGCGCCACCATGAGAGTCGAAGAAGGGTTCGATAAACCTCTCGAACCGCACGGGCCTCTTGAAGAGCGGAAGTGGGAGTATTCAACTCGATACCGAGGAACTCAGCAACGGACGCGAGGGACAAATTTTCAAGCCCACAGGGCTCAATTTGCTCCCAAGCCAAAGTAACCGTATCGATCCATGGAGAGTCAATGGAGAGCATCCTCGCCAACACAGCATCAGGAGGAACATTTTTGCTCTCGAGAATTTGTCGAACAACGGGGCGAACGAACCGCATAGCTCGCTGCACGTCATGTCCGACAACGAGACGATTCTCAAGAAACTTGAGAAGAGCTTGACCTACATCGTTTTCAGACGGACTTGGGGCCCATTCCCCGTCAGAGTACCCGGCCCTTACGAGAAACTCGGCTACCCCTTTGTCAGGGCGCGAGGGAAGTAATGCCGTATGCAAAAGAGTACTCCCGTCGGTGCCAACGACTGCGACATCGAGAATTTCATGCTCACCTGCGTCGGGTCCTGAGGTCACCACCGCGAGAAACACGGGAGAACGTCCATTGATGTCGTAGCTCACTACTCGTCTCCGAAAAGGGGCACCAGGGAGAGCCGCACTCGACGGATCACAGCGACGTCGGTCTGACCCTGTCGAGAGAACTGAAGCTCAACGACCGGAGATGACCCACGACTCGTGTTGATCACGAGGCTGCCGCTGCGGGCATCGAAGAATCCGACACCCTCTACCCCACCGCTGGCGACCTCCTGCCCGTCCACAAGAACGGAGAACCGAGCCTGTCCGTTGTTGGTGTTGTTCTGGAGTCGGAGCTCGCAGTAGAATCCGAGCTGGTACCGGAGCGTGCCGATGGGCTCGGCGTTCAGGACGGCGGCGGTCTGCGGCGTCGGGGTGCCGTTGGTCTGCGCGGCGATGACATTAACACGCTGAGGGTCATTGTTGAAGGGGATGCCCTGGTGATTGGCGACGATGCCGTCGAGAGTCGTCTGATCCCCTGACGAAAGCGTCGAGACGAACTCGATGTCGACATCGTCGCCATCGAGACTGATGCCTTGAAGCACCTCCGCGATGCTCGAGTTCTCGATCTCGACGGTGAGGACTGTAAGGTCAACAGCCTGGTTGGGGAAGTCGTTCTGGAGACTGTAATTGTAACTCGCCATGGGTTCGCTCAAAACTCACTGTTGGTGCTGATCGAGTAGAGGGTGACGGATGCCTTGCTTCCGCCGTAGGGAACGTCGCTAGACAGCTTGATCCGAATCCTCATGCCAGAGGCGGAGTCGATGTCTCGAGTGGCGTCCTCCTGGTACGGCCAGCGGTAGACCTGGATCGGGTTCTGGAGACCTCGCCACCCGGGACCGCCGAGAGCCGGGATCTCCGGGTAGGCTCGCTGAGCCTCGGCGATGTAGTCGTACATAGTCTTGTACTCGCGTCGGTAGCCGAGCGGGATGCGCGTGCCCGTCGGGAAGGATGTCACGTAGTCCGGGTTGACGTCGTTGACCAGTTGGGGGGCGTAGTACTGCACGTAACCCTCAAAGTCGAAGATGACCGTGTCCGTGAGCACCAGGTCCGTCGAGAACTGCGCCTCAACGGCGGTGAAGCGCAGTTTAGTCCCCGGGTTCGGCTCAACAAAAAAATCGGAGGTGGTGGCGTAGCTGTACGTGGCCTTGACTGTCTTGCCGGACTGGCTCGAGTTGAACGTGACGACGCCGGTCTCGTAGTCGACCTGGTAGTCCCCATCCGTGGTGTCGGGGGAACTTTCGGTCATCGCCACGTCGTCCACGGTGACGGCAACGTAGTAGGAGTCGTAAAGCCTGTACTCCTGGGTGATTTTCCCGTGCGTGACGTCGATCCAGTAGGGGTTGGCGGAGGCGAACTCGGTCGCACTGTTCTCCGTCAGAACCTCGTTCACGACCCGGCTCGACATGGTGTACCAGGTCGTTTTGTCGCACCAGTTATGAGACATGAAGTCCGTCGGGTTGCCCTCGCGCCAGGCAGGCATCGTGAAAGGCACGCCCGCAGAGGTGTACTGGCCCGGACCCCTGATCGTGGGGACCCCGTCGTGGGCCGCGACGACCGCGTCAAGCGCCGCCTCCTCGGCCATGTCGAGTGCTGCGAGAAAATCGACGTAGAGATCTTCGCCGGCCACGGTGACTCCGGCGAGCTCCTTCGTGATCGTGAGGTCCGCTCGGATCTCTGCGTCGAGGTTGCGAGGGGCGACCGCCCCGTTCAGCGTGTCGTCCGCGATGCTGAAGTTGTACTTGACGATGGCCATCTTAGATCACTCTCCAAAAACTCAGGGTGGCGTCCCACATGGACGACTCGGACCCGGCCCGACCCGATCGGTGTTGCAGGTGGTAGGTGTATGAGCCCTGACTGAGGCTCAGGACAAAATGACGCGAGGCGTAGTGACGCTGGTCGGTTCCGGTGGATTCGAACGATTTCTTTGAAACCGTGGGCTCCTGCACGTGGTGTTGTCCAATATCCGTGTCCCCCTGTAGGACGCGCGCCTCGAAGTCGCTTGAGGTGGAGTCCATGGACCACCCATAGCTCACCAGGAGGATGTATGTGCCTGCCTCGAGCGTGCCAGTCGTCAACTTCACTTTGGGTTGCCAACGAGTACTCGTGGTCGTTGAGATACTGGGACTTTGCGCGGACTGGAAGTGATTCCCGAAAACAACCTGCGCGGAGCTTCCGAGCTCTCCCCACGAGGAGCCGTCCCACACAACGACCTCGCCCTCGTCCTTGATGTAGACGGCGAACCCCGAAGCAGGGATCTGAAACTGCCAGTTGGTCCCGTTCCACCGAGCCACCGCGTTGTCGTGGCTCGCCCACTCACCTGTCGCCGACGCGCCCACGATGTAGTAGTGGCTGGTGTTCGGCGAGCCTGGGGGGCTTGTCAAATCACGATTTTCGACCGTGATGTTCCAACCCGTCTCATCGTCAAGGAAGTCATCAACAGGCTCGCCCGTATGGGCCCCGACAATCGCAGCCAGCGTTACCTTTTCCCCCGCATCCAACTCGGGTTCAAACTCGATGTACAGAGTGTCCCCCCCTGTGGGGCTTGTTGAAACGCCCACAAGGCTCGCAAAGGTAGCGGCTACCTGTGTGTGCAGGGAGCCTGCATCCACGGTTCCGTTGAGCGTATCACCTGAAATCGAAAATTCCTCAACAGCCATCGCACTACCCGATCTTCACCAGGCTCAAACCAGAGCCACTGGGTTGCATCTGAACGGTACCCCAGCCCACGGTGCGCACAGCCCGAAGCCTCAAGGTGTCCCCAGCCGACAGATTCACAGGAAATACGTGCGACGCAGAGGCACCGTATGGCGCCTGACGCACATACATTTCGCCACGTGTGCCAAGCGTGAACCCGTTGTTGATGTCGAGGTAACTAGCAGCTTGCGTACGACTACCGCTGACCAAGAACACCGAAGTCGTGAAAGAAACCAAATACCGGCCATCCTCGTTGACCGTCACCTCATCGCCAGCCAAAGTGTATGTGGCAGAAGACGTAAACCGCTCCACGTTCAGGTTCACCACGATGGTGCTGCCCGTAAACTGCTGGCCGCCAGTCTGATCTACTGCGGAAAACGCATCAACGGTCGGGCTAGTCGGCGAAAGCGCCGCGCTTGACGCCGCCACGCCATCAATGGTCAGTCCGAGAGAGCCTGCGTCCAGCGCCTCATGTAGCCCCGGGTCACTGAGAATCTCGTAAACGAACAAAGAGTCCGTCAACGTGATGGAGCCCGCCAGTGGCACGGAAAGCCCAAGACGCGGCAAATTAAGGATGGCCCCACTAAGGTTCTGGATTGCGATGGTCGGAATCGGCATCAGGTGGCCCTCCAGCGGATACGCACAAACATCTGCACGTCAAACTCGGGCGTCACAGCGTCCGAAACAAGGCGAGCCGCCAGGACACTTCCCTGGGCAAAGTCACCGTTGGCTGTGGTCGTGCGCACCCCAAAAATGAGGTTAGGGAAAGCCAATGTAGCGATGTCCGTGCCAGACGCAACAACAGCATACTCAGCCACGCTTTGGGTCGAACGCCGGATAGTGACACCCACAACCGTTCCGTTGTACAGCGCGTCATACCCCTCCGTGGCGCTCGTGACCATGCCATTGATCGCCCTCAAATAGGTTCCAGCAGGGAACAGATTCCCGTTACGGCCGAACCCGAAGGTCGCGGACTCCACGGACAGCCACTTCGACCGCGACCCGTCGTACTGCATCTGCATCTGAAGCGAGGTGTTGTAGTAGGTGTCGCCCTCGGCCGGGGCCGGACTGACGGGGTCGGTCGCCGAATTTGAGTACCTCTTGGGCCCCGCCCACTGCGGGTCAGACGCACCTGCGGTCAGGACCTGGCCTTCGGTGCCGAGACTGAGGCGAACCCACTCGGCGCCATCGTAGTAGAGAAGATCTCCGGTAGAAGGCGTCCCAACGGGGGCGACGACGCCTCCCGTGAGAACCGATTGAAGGACATCCGGAGGTATGTAGGTTGCGGGTGTTGTGTCGAGGCTGACAATCTGGATGCGCCCGGTCACGACGGCGGTGAGATTGACGGTGACCGAGTTAAGGGGGTTGAGCCCGTCCGGCACCATGTCTTCGATGAGGTCATTCTGAACCTCTTCGCTGACGATGACTCTGACTCCCCAGTCCCCGTATCCCAGATTATGGTTCACCACAACCGAGTCGGTGGCGGTAAAGCTTTGGGTGAAAAGGACATTGACAACGCCGGCCATTAGAGCTTCTCCCCTTCCGTCCAGAAGACGGCGTCGATCTCGACAGACAGCACGAGGACATCCGTATTGCCGGGGCCATCATCGTCCAGTTCCAAACGCACAAACCCCATGTCGCCCTCGTACAACTCTGAGATATCAAACCCATCCTGAGTCGACGTGTGGGACTTATTGATAGAAGTCTGAGGCAAGTTAAAAGTGATGACCTGCCCCGCAGTAGAAGTCAGGGTAGGGGTGTTCGCGTCGGACCTGGGGACAGGTGTGATGCCTCCGGCAGGATCGGCAACGAGCACTCCGCTTGAAGCTTGCCCCAAAAAAGACCAGATCACCTGTACCGGAGTCGTGTTGGTATTGGTGACATACGTGACAACGAGTCGGAGCGGAAAACTCGTATCAATGCCTCGAGGCAGATTAAACTGAAAATAGACAGCGTCACCATTGCCGTTCAGAATCGAGTTTTTGATGTTGTGGGCCCACCCCGTGGGTAGTCCCCCAGCTCCCACGAACAAAGTGCCGCTGGTCACCCCGCCGGACTCGCCGAAAATGTTGCCCGAACTCACGACGGTTTTTCTGGACCGCGCTCGACCATGAGCCGTTTTGGTGCCGTCCTCGTTGAGTTCGGTTCGGTTCGTGGAGAGTTTGAACTGCTGGAAAACGGGGACAGTCGTAGCAGCCGATTCAATACGAACTCTAGCCCAATAAGCCGTTACGGTGTTGATGGTTTTAGTCGCCCAAGTGGTGTCGTCTTCGATGCCGAAACGGACGTGCTCGCTGCTGTTGGCGCGCAGGAAAAACGTGTTCGCATACCTGTGGAACAGGCTCGAATGCGTGGCCATGGCCCCGATCTCGACCCACGCGGCCCCGTCCCAGATCTCGAACACGTACGTCCCGCCGGAGGTTGCCGTGGTGTTCGCGATCTTCCAGCCCCAGTGCTTGAGCACATCGACGCCGTCCGACAGGACCGACCCGACCAAGATCGTGTGGTTAGCTGCGGTGCCTTGAAACGAAAAAGTACTTCCGGTAGGGGATGCAGCCGCAGCGGACACATTGATGAAGTTACCGCCGTCGGACACGGAACTGGCCGTGGAGTCGGTCGTAAACACGACCATCCCTCGAGTATAACTGTCGCCCTCCCCGAACACGGACTCCCGCCCGCGTTCGGGGATGCCCACAGCAAGCTCGGAGATGAAACGATAAGCGTTGTCGCTGATGTCGTTATCGTCTTGGTAGCTGATGACGACATCAGCATTCGCCAAGTATGCGCCGGGCACAGAGAACTTGTTGCGAGATGCCTCAAAGTTGAGCACATGCAGTGTACCCGTAGTCACCGCAGGGTTGACGTTGAAGTCCAAGGTGCCGCCGTTCGTCCGACCACTGCGGAACGAGATATTGTGCCCGTTTGCGGTAATCGACACCGCTGTAGTGGGTCCCTCAATGTCCAAGACATCTCCGGTGACCGTAGCAGCTCCAACCGAAAGACCAGTGGTCGTCGTAGCACCGCTCAAGATGCTGACATCCTGAAAGCGCAAAGAGCCGCTGTTCACCAAGATGCCGTTAGAAATGGTGCCCGCGTCAATCAGGCACCTCGTGAGGCGCATTTCCCCGCCGCCCGAAGCTTGGCGGAAAATCGTGTTGCCCGCACCTCCGACGTACTGGGTACGGTCGACCGTAAGCGTGCCCGCTCCGGAGTTTTCGACACCATGGCCAAAACCACCCGTGCCTTGGAGGAGAACATCACTAACCCGTGCCTGCCCGGCCGAACTGTAAGCGATGGCTGCCACCGCGTTCGTCGGCTGCGTGACGAGCACTTGGAAGAGCGAAGACTCATCCGAAAGAGTAATCCTTACACCGGTAGCCGCAGTTCCTGTAATCTGACTGCGGCCTGCTCCATAAGCTCCCTGAACACGAACCTGTGTTGGGATAGTGAAAGATTCAGCGAAAGAACCGGGCCCGAGAACAACCGTATCTCCCGCGATAGAGGCTGCCAACGCCGCAGAGATTGTCCCATAAGCCGTGGCTGTCGATCCGCTAACCAACACGACCGAGTTGACGCCCGGTTGCACCAACGTGGAGGGGATGACGGTTTCCTCCCAACCGTTGACTGTGCCATCCGTATTGACGTACAGACGCCCCGTAGAAGCGTCTGTACGGAGGAACAAGTCACCCTCATTGCCCGCAACAGAGCCTTGAGGAGACCCAGATCCACGCTTAATGTTGTCGGCCTCGAAAACGGCGCCGCTTTGGAGGGTGAGATCGACCGACAAAAACAGATCATCCGACGCCACGTTGACGGTTCGGATAAACCCCGTGGTGTCGTCGTTCAGTGTGAGGTTGTCGATCTGGTTGGCCATAGAGGCTTACTTCACCTTGCTGGGGGCTTTCACCTCAACGTTCTTGACATGAACCTCCCAACCCACAGCCCGCTTTTCGCCACCAAGACGGCATCCCACCAAGGCGTTCAGGCGGTTACGAACTTGACGGACCATCATCCCGGTGGCGTTGGCCATCTCTTTGTTGTCGAGCTCCTTTTCGGGCTCGACCTCAAGCTCGACTGTGAGTTGGACTTTCATGTTTCATGCTCCTACGGGCGGATCGCGATGAACTGCGGCTGGTACACAACAAGCGGGCTCGTGTCTGCACCGTCCGCGCCTTGAAGGATGCCGACCACGTAGACGACGTTGCCCGATCCGGTCGGAGGCGTCATGGTGGCAACACCGGCCGTCTGGCTGACGTACACCGGATCACCGTTACGAGCGGCAGCCGGAGCCGCCGCGAAGTTCACCGGCACCAGAGCACCCGGCACGGTGTAGACCTTCACATCAGCAGCAGCCGCCGCCCCCTCAGCCGCGATACCGATGCAAAGACCGTCAATACTGGTACCCGTGTTGGAATCAGCCAGGATGGCGTCGCCCGTCGTGTCTTCGATGGTCACCAGAGCACCGGCCGTGATGGCAGTGCCGGCCGTCAGAGTAATGCCCGAACCGCTGCCCGTGATGTCGAGGAATTGGTTGACCTCAACAGCCTGGCTTCCCGTCGTCGAATCGAACGTCAGGAAGTTGTTGGTTCCGTCATCGATGACCATCGCCGTGGCGTTGTTGGTCTCGAACGTCATCTGGATGTCATCCGCCGACGTGATATCCACGGTGCCCGACGTGGTGGTCTCGAGCGTCAGGTTGGCGCCTGCGACCGAGAAGTTCGAAGCAGCCGAAGCATCGAGGCTGATGGCCTCCGTGCCGGAGACATCGAAGTCACCGTTCGTGGTGTCCGTCGTGATGGTGTTTCCACCCTCGTAGGCGTTCTGGAGCGTAACCGATCCGCCCGTCGCCACCTGAGCCCACGTGGTGCCCGAGCCAGTCGAGGTGTTGATGTAGACCTCACCGGTCGTGCCCGTATCACGGAAGAACAGCGAGCCCGCCAGACCCGTCACGGTGCCGCTAGGATCGCTGTCGCCGACGAAGAAGTTGACCGAGTCACCGTTGATACCGGTGGTCGTCAGCGTCATCAGAGCAGCCGTCTCAGCCACCGTCGAATCGAAGGTGAAGGCCCCGGTACCCGAGTCGAAGTTCACCGAGGTAGCGCCCGTGGCGTTACCCATCGTGAGAGTACGAGCCGCAGCGCCCGTGCCGATGTTGATGGCACCGGTGTTGGCGTCGTTGCCGATGTTGATCGCACCACCCGAGGAGTTGAGCTCGAGCAACCCTGCCGAATCGACCAGAACATCGCCCGATGTAGTGGTGCCCAAACTGAGGTTGGCACCGGCAACGGTGAAGTTCGAAGCGAGAGAAGCATCAAGAGAGATGGCTTGAGTTCCCGAAACGTCGAACGGTCCGTTCGTAGCGTCGGTAACGATCGTGTTGCCGTTCTCGTACGCATTCTGGAGAGTGACAACACCACCCGTGGAAAGCTCCGTCCAAGTGGTCCCGGAACCCGTTGAGGTGTTCAGGTAGAGCTCAGCACCCGCGCCCGTGTCTCGGAAGAAGAGCGACCCCGCGAGACCCGTGATGGTGCCGCTCGGATCGCTGTCACCAACAAAGAACTGGACCGAATCGCCGTTGGTCCCTGTCGTCGACAGTCGGACCAGTGCTTCGTCCTCGTTGTTGTCTCCAACGATGTCCACGAATCCCTGGATGCCAGTACCCGTGTTGGCACCCACATCAAGAGCGATGACGCCTCCGTCACCATTGGTGGAGAGAGCATCACCCGCAGAGATGTTGACATTGCCGCCATTACCCGTGGCACCCGCTCCAGAGTTACCTCCTGTGAGGCTGACGGCACCACCGTTGTTGGCGCCACCGCCATCACCAGCATCAACGGTGACGGCGTTACCGGCCGCAGCCACCTCATCTCCTGCCGAAAGGGCCAAGACGTCCGCCGCAGCAACGGTCAGGTTGCCACTGGTGGTAGTCTCGAGCGTCAAGTTCGCGCCGGCTACCGAAAAGTTCGACGCAAGACCCGCATCCAAGCTGATGGCCTGAGTTCCCGAAACATCGAACGGCCCATTCGTGGCATCAGTGACGATCGTGTTCCCAGCCTCGTACGCCTGCTGAAGGCTGTTGCCGCCACCAGCCGCAAGCTGCGTCCAGGTCGTGCCCGAACCAGTCGAAGTGTTGAGGTAAGCCTCCGCTCCCGATCCCGTATCCCGGAAGAACAGAGAACCCGCATCCGCCGTGACCACACCAGTCGGAACCGAAGTACCGGTGAAGAACCCGACCGTGTTGCCGTTGGTGCCGGTGGACGCGATCTGAAGCAGGACCTCGTCCTCGTCGGCCGGAGACGTGATGTCCACGAAACCGGCCACACCGGTCGTGTTGCCGTCACCAGGAGTGAGGACGATGGAAGCACCACCAGCGGTGCCGCCCGTCGAAGAGCCGGCGGTGAAGGTGATGTCGTTGCCCGAAGCGTCAGCAGCGTTCGCGGTGTCGAACGTCATCGAGGTCGCAGCGTCCACGTCCAACGCAGCCGCCGACGAAGCGATGATGTTGCCCGACGTGGTCGTGGACAGCGTCAGGTCACCAGCCGTGACGCCGACGTTCGACGCAGCAGTACCGTCGATGCTGAAGCCGTTCGTGCCCGTCATCTGGACATCGAAAGTCGTCACATCAGCATCGAAGACGGTATCGAGGTCGATACCGCCAGCAGCCGTGATGCTCAGAAGCTCGGTGCCGGCGATGACCACGTTGCCCTCAGCACCCGAGGTCGTGATCGTGTTGCCCTGGACGTACGCCTCTTGAAGATCGACAGTGCCCTGAGTCGTGAACGTGTTGTACGTCAGCCCCGTGGTCGTCGTGGTCGTGGCGGTCTGCCAGTTTCCGCTCGAGTCGCCCTCGAGGACGTTGACGTTGACAATGCGGATGTCACCACCGGCGGTAGCATCCGCCGTGAAGTCGTTGACCACCCAAGGGACGGTCGCGCCTGTCACACCAACACCACGGATCGTGAGGGTCGTGCCGACGTGGCTCAACACCTCGAAGATGCCGTCGTTGTCATCCAGGTTCGAACCGGCAATCTGGACGATGTCGCCAGCCGCGAACGTACCAGTACCCGTCGTCTGCACGGTCGGGTTCGACACCGCAGGAACACCAGCCACGAAAGTGCCCGCGATGGTGTCGGCGGTCGCCGTCGGCAGGACGTTCACGACGATGCCACCCGTCTGGGCGACCGTGGTCGTGTAGTCCGCGTTCAGGTACAGGTGGTTGTCACGGATATTGACCTGTTCGGAGTTGACCGTGGTGGTCGTTCCGTTGACGATCAAGTTCCCGTCCACCAACATGTTCGCGCCCGTAATGAGCTCGAAATCGGTGGAGAGCTGAATGGTGTCTGGGGTGCCACCCGTCTCAACGGTGCGAATGAGCCCCGTCGTGAGATCGAGCAGTGTCAGGTTGTCTGTCTGGTTGCCGGCCATGGTTCTCTACCTCACGCGCGGAAAGCGATGAACTGTGGTCGGAAGAGCACTTCAGGAGACATCGAAGCGCCGTCTGCACCTTGCAGAGTTCCGACCGTGAAAAGGGTGTTTCCATTTGACGTAGGAGGCGTCACTGTCGCCTGCCCCGAGGTAGAGTCGAGAAAGACCAAACGGCCATTCAGACTCGCTGCTGGTGCCGCACCGAACCGAACGCTCGGCAAGGACCCAGATTTCGTAAAAACTTGCACGCTGACGCTCGCGCCAACGGTTTGTGCGGAGATGCCAATCACTTCCCATACACCTCCGGCAATAGAAGAATTCGCGCGAATCACTTCCCCCGAGGAGTTGAAAGTCAGCACGTCCCCCGCCGTCAACGCCTCCCCCGACGTGAAGACCTCGATGGAGGTCAGGTCGTTGGTCACGACATCGGTGATCGCGTCCTGGACGTTGTCCGCGCTGAGACCGGGAACGCCCCCATCGTCAAAAGTGATGTCCTCTGCACGACGACTCTGAGAAATCTCCCAGATGCTGTTGGCGGGGTCAGAGACGAGCCACAACGAGTCGCCGTGCTGGTCGAGGGTCTGAGTGACAGAACCATCGATGGTGTCACCACCCGTTCGTGTCACGGTCACCACGTTGGCGGACGCATCCACCTTCATGACCTGTAGATCGTTGCCAAGCCTCGAGCTCGTCGCCGGCAGTGTGATCGACACAGGACCCAGCGTCGCGTCCGCAAGGATGACCTGTTCGGTTCCCACGACATGCGCGCCAGCCGGCACCACGATGGTGGGCCCCGTCGGATCAACCACATAGCCGAGGTCGGCCATGAAGTCGTCGAGGTCAGTGTCGCGCGTGCCGTCAACGACCGTGATCTCAGTCCAAGGAGTTCGTTGAAGGAACTCGAGCGTGGCGCCAGAGCCCGCCTCGATGATGTTGTTGAGGTCGTCTGAATAGACCCCCGTCCAACGGTATCGGCGAGTGCTCATGCTGCCACCTCCACGGTGACCTCCGGACGCCGAGCTCCGCTACCCGCCACCGCCACCTTAGTTACTTGGATTCGGATAAGGTCTCCGGCAGAAACCGCTACAGAGTTGACCGTGTCCGAACCGTTCGAAGACGTACTCGCAAGACCGACCGTCAACGCCGTCGCAACCCCGTTCACGAAAACCGTGTACGTGATGACCGCGCCAGAGCCTCCGGGGTTGTTGTGCCGGACGTACATGTTCTGAAGCGTCCCCGCGATAGGGGACCGAAGTTCGATGAACGCGGTGCTACTCGCCAAAGGAGCCGTCCGTTGCTCGTAACCGGGGTCAAGCACTCGAGCTGCGGTGCTGTTCGCGACGCTGTTGTTGCCCCAAGCAAGAACGGCAGTACTGGCTTCGTTGCCAGAGGTGACAACCTCCGACCAGCTCGTGCCCGAACCTGTGGACGTGTTGATGTAGAGCTCACCACCCGTCCCGGTATCGCGAAAAAACACCGAACCGGCCTGACCAGTTACGGCTCCTGACGGATCGTTGTCTCCGACAAAAAAGTCAACGGAATCACCGCTGGCCCCCGTCGTCGTCCAGGTGGAGATCGGAAGCGCTTCTCCACGATCTGTAGAAAGATCGAGGAGCGTTCCGACGGTGGCGAGGATGTCGGTCGTCTGAGAATCCAGACGAAGTGATCCGCCAACCGAAGTCACTCGGACTTCATCACCAGCGGTGAGGTTTACGTCCGAAGCAACCGAAGTGAGGTTAGCGTCATTGCCGGCCCCGATCGCCGTGAAGACGATGCCACCATCGAGGGCGGTTCCCGTGATGTTGCCCGAGGTAGTCGTTGCCGTGATCGCGTCGCTTGCCGAGATCAGGACGTTACCCGTCCCCGTGCCTGCGTTGCTCGAAGAGAGCGTCAGGTCCAGGGCACCAGCGTCAGTACCCGCAACGGTGAAGTTCGAGGAGACCTCAGCATCCAGGCTGACAGACTCCGTGCCGCTCACGTCGAAGTCGCCCGACACGGCACTCGTGACGATGGTGTTCCCGTTGTCGTATGCCTGCTGAAGCGTCAGGCCAGCACCACCGCCAAGGCTCACCAACGTCCACGTCGTGCCGGACCCTGCCGACGTATTCAGGTAGAGCTCAGCCCCGGCGCCCGTATCCCGGAAGAACAGCGAACCCGCCTGCCCCGTGACAACACCCGAAGGATCGTTGTCACCCACGAAGAAATCAACAGAATCTCCGTTGAGGCCCGTCGTCGTCAGTGTGGCAGCAGGAAACGTCTCACCACGCGAGCTCGAGAGCGCGATGACACCGTCAGTCGCAAGCGAGATGTCTTCCGTACCCGAGACATCAAAGGGGCCAAAGCCTGCCGAGGTAACGATGGTGTTTCCTACCTCGTAGGCGTCTTGAAGCGAACCGCCACCGCCTCCACCCGTCGTGCCCGGAAGAAGCTGGCCAGCGATGTAAGCGTAGACATTCGCACCGAGGCCACCGACATCCCCGTTGCCGTTGAACTGCATCGTGACCTGGCCCTCAGTCAGGCACACGTTCACGCCAGCCAACGTGGTCGAAGCGATGTCCGCTCCCTCGGAAGGAACCTCAATCAGGTACGAACCCGCAGCGACTCCAGCGAGACCACTCCCAGGGGTCGCCGTCGAGATGACGTACTCACCGTTGAGGTTTCGGAACGCGCCTGTCAGGCCAGTGATTGCGACGGGCTCACCGACCAAAAAGCCCAAGGTTTCGAGCGTCGTCGGAATGACGTTGTCGGGAAGGACCAGGCGAAGAACCCCACCGACTCGCTCGATGTTTGGAACCGCAGGACGGAGCGTCTGGCCCGTGCCGGCCGGACCACCGCACCTGCTCTTGTCGCGGAACTGGAGGATGATCTCGGACGTGATCAACCCCTGCCGCGTGAACGTGCAAATGTCGCCCTGGTGCCACGAGATGAAAGTCCTCGTGGACATGGGGATGTCCACGTAGCTGTTCGGAGGAACCGGTACCGCCCGGGTCCGGTTCTTTTGAATGGTGATCTCGTCGAGGTCGTACAGAGTCACCGACGCCGGATTTGGGCGTCCGTCTGCGTACACGCCCGTGTGTGTACATCGGACGATCAGAACGGCGACGATGTTGCTCATGGCAGGGTCCGAGAAAGGGATGCACGAATCCCTACCTACGCCCTGCTATCGACCGAAAAACGCGGCGCGCCGAGAGCGCTACCCAAGGAAGTCGCGCAGGCGTCCGGCCACACCCTCAGGATCGCTTTTGACCTCGGACTCCCAAATCACGAGGCACTCGAGGCCGACTTCGGCATACGCCTCGATGAGCTCGGACTCGTGCTGCTCAGGCCAAACGCCCGTGAACTGCTCGCTGTGCCAGAAATCTCCGTTCACCTCCACCACTTTGCGGAGATCGCGGAAAGGATGGCCATGTACGGGACCGCGCAACACGAAATCAGGGTTCTTGTGACGCCCGAGGCGGGGGAGCCACCTCCAGAACGTGCGGTTCCCGGTGTACAGAAGACGGGGCTCCATCTCTTGAACCATGCGTTCAGGACCATTCGGTTCTCGGGAACTGCTCTGTGCGTGGAGCATCATCCGAGCGAAGTCCCGGTCCTGCATCGGATGTGTCATGCCATACCGATCCGCCAAATCTTCGAGGGTCTCGGCTTCGGTTCCGTACTCCGGAAATTCGTATCCCACTTTGGCGAGACACTCACGCAGAACCTTCTCCTTTACCCGAGGCCACGCGAACGGGTTGTCGTTGCCCCGGAGAATGGGACGTTTACCTTCTAACGCGGCTTGAACCTGCTCGTAGAGAATGGACCCTTGAGCGAAAGGGCTTATAGCCCCGTAACGCTCCATGTTGGTCTTTTCGGTTTTTGTACGAGTCTCTGGATGTTGTTGAGGGTTCTCAACACCCCACCGTTCCAACATGGTCCGTAGACGACGTGCGCGAGTCACCGCTTCAGCATCCCGAAACATCCAGACGACACACACCTGTCGGTGCCTCTTCATCTGGGTCAACGAGGTGCTCTCGTGCCCACACAAACACGGCTCAGGAGCTTCCGTGTCAGGCCAGCCTTCGCAGATCGCCTTGTGGCGGCTCGTGACCTTGGTGAACACCTCGTCGCAGTGAGGACAGATCTCGTAGTTGCCGGAAACGATCAGCTCTTCTCTCCGGGCCTTTTCGCGCTCTCCCCGAGCACGCGCCAGCTCGGCATACCAAGTCGCGGATTGCAGAAACGAAACAGCCCCGTGACGCTCCAGTGTGGTCTGCTCGGTACGTCGTCGGATCTCAGGAACCTGCTGCGGGTTCTCGGCCCCGTGACGGTCAAGGTTTGTCGCGCGGATCTTCTCCTTGATCTCCTCGGACGCGAAAACATTGTCGGCGCCGTACCGCTCCCGATTCGTGCGTCGCCGTTTCCTCTGCACCTTCTTGGACTTCAGATGATGATCAACCCCGTATTTGCGACGTGCCGTATCCCGCGTCTTCTCCTTGACCTCATCGCTCTGCCCGACGTTGTCGACGCCGTACTTGGCCTGCGTCGTCTTCTTGCGTTTGGCACCTGAAGAACGCGCGACCACTGGAGCTCCAGGGAACCGGCTCTCGTACTCCTTGCGCTTCATCCCGTCGTGAGCGCGCTTGAGATGGTCGCTCAGACGCTTCACTCGGACTTCTGTGCCCTCAGCAGCACAGAGAAGACACCCGACATAGTCCTCGTTCTCAACCTTCTCAGGCGCCCACAAACCGCGACCAAAATGCCTGTCGAAATTGAACTCCGACGGCGGCACACCGATCACCTCATCCCACTTGGAGCACCCATTCGTGTGCTTGGGGACGGCTTTGGGGGATGAGAGCGGTTTTTGGCAGGCCGGACAGCGCAACTCGGTCATTCAAAGAGACTATCGCGTGACCAAAAACAAATCAAAGTTGTTTGTAAGTGCTTGATTTTACTACACAAATGATCGCGGCGAAAGCACACCCCGACCAGTCGCGGGCCCGAAACTAGAGCGGACACCGAAACCGAACTTCGGTTGTTGCAACCCTCGGATGAATTTCACGGTCCGGGATTTGGCCTCTGTCGCTTTATCGAGCTGGCCCTCTGCGTTCTGCTTCAGGCTCTCGTACTTACTCGACTTCTCGAGACTCAACGAGATCCCACCGATGCTGTAGTCGAACTCGTCGTGCACCCAGTTGATGCTCAAAGCGAAGAGCGCGTGCACCGCTGCCGCCCACAAAATGAACGTACGCCACACCGGCTTGCGAGCGCACAGATCGTTGAGTGTACGGATGCCCTCCGTCTCAGGAGGCATCGCGTTGAACCAGTCGAGTCCCATCTCGAGGTAGCAAAGCAGCTCGTGGTCTTCCCAGACGTAGCCGAAGACGCGGTTGTACTTCTTGATCACGCCCTCTTGCTCGGGAGGACGGAAGTGATAGTTGCGGTCCGGGTTGTTGTCCCGGAGCATGATCCGAAGCTTGTCCACCAGGTCCTGCTCACAACTCGAGAGCAGTCGTTGCCCGAACTGGGAGCTCGAGGGCTCAACGATGCAGAACTCTTGGACGACCTCTTGCGGCTCGTCCATCAACGTCTTCCGGAATGTCCACCGGATCCGGTAGTCGCCCGCAGAGACGCCCGGGAACACCATGATGGCGGCGTAGTACTCACCAACCGCAGGGTTCACTGGTACGTGTGCAGGCGGCCCAACCAGAACCTCGACCCCTGGTGGGCCCATGCTCTGGTCTACGAAGTAGAGGGCGTACGAGATCTCAGCCGCATCACAAGGGACACCGAGCTCATCGACCAGGAAGATCTTGAGATCGTTCCTGCCGAGCTCTTGTCCGATATTGAAGCATACAGCCACGCTCTACAACCTCACGTCGCCGAGATCAAAGATGTCGGCGACGGAGATCGGCAGCTTCTCGCCGCTGGAGGTGTCCTTCACCTCAACTTCAGTGTTGTCGCCCGTTTCAGTTTTCACGTTGATATCGGACTCGACTTTGACTTTGACCTCACCGGGATCGGCGGGTTTGCCCTCGTCGAGGATTTTCTTGGACTTGGCGACCCACTCGTCCATGACGTGAATCAGGTCATCGAGGAACTGTGCGTCCGACTGGTCGATGGACTTGTACTGGATCAGGCGAGTGTAGATCTCAGTTTTGCCTTTGAAGGCTGCTTCGATGTCCTTTTTCGTCTGCTCTCCGAGCTCATCTACAGATTCAGAGCTGGTGACGTGAGCATCGAGCTGGGGGAGAACTTCTTTCTCGATCGCCTTGCGCGCCATGGGAGACACAGCCACCAGCGCCGCTTTCTCCCGTTCGGAAGCTACGTGCTGTTGGACCGAATCGTCTCCCTGAATGAGCTGCTCAAGACGCATAGAAGCTATCCCCTGTCCTCGTGGGTGAGGGCCTTCATGACCTTGATCTCATCCGCGTATGTCAGCGCCGCAACCTTACTGGTTCGGTTGTAGTACTGGTCCCGGAGCTCGCGCATGGATGCGTTGTCCGCTTCCTCGAAGAGGAAGTAGACCCGGCCTCCATCTCGTTGCGTGCCCGTCAACTTCACTCCTGCGACCTTCAGGTAGGCGGCGTAGTACAGGTCCGAGGTCCTGTAGCCGTTTCGTTCTTCTGCCATTTCTTCTCTCCGTTCGTTGGTTCTGACCGTCTCCCAGAGGGAGAGGAAGCGGGCGCCGACCAGAATGGGTCGGCGCCCGGAAGTCCGCTAGAGGACGGTTCCCGTCGCGCTGTAGACGGTGACCGCAGCCCCCGTCACGTCGTCGTACGTGAAGTTCGCCGACTTTAGCAGCGAGACGTTCCCGTTCAGGTTCGACACGAGGAACTGCCCGGTGTCGTAGAGCTGCTTGTAGACGCCCTCGACGAAGGCGCCCTGCTGAGCGGCAACCTTGACGCCGCCAGCAGCCAGGTCCGTGCCAGCGTCCACCTGATAGCCAGCACCAGCCATGACACTCAAGAGCTCCGTGAGAACGCCCGTCGATCCACCACCACTGAGGCTCGTGCCAGCCACGACACCCACAAGAGCAGCGTCCACAGCCGCCGCATCGAGCACCATGCCGGCCTGAGCGATGGCGACCAGAGCCGTCGCCGCAGCGTCAGCCTCAGCTCCGGTGAACGGAGCACCGCCAGCAGCACCACCGGTATCGATGTTGCCGAGCAGGTAGGCCGCGAGACCCGACACGTCAGCCGACACGGTGAAGGTCGGGCCAGCACCGACGAGACCGTCAACCGGATCGGCCGGGATGTTGTGCACGTACCCGGTCTGACCGAGGCCAGGCGGGTAGATGTAGTTCTTGCTCGAGGTGTTGGGGTACAGGTCCACCACCTGCAACACCCCGTCAGGGATGTCCATACGACGCATGATGAGGAAAACTTCAGCCATCGTCTTTTCTCCTTACGGGGTGAAGAGGGATCCATCGTCGTTGTAAACAACGACCGCTTCGCCGTTCGGATCACCGGGGACTCCGGCGTACACGAACGAGCTATCAGTGAACTCAGCGAGCTCACCCACCACGAACGACAGCGGAAGACCGTCGTTCAGGAACAGGGCGCGGTTCGAGTTCTCGACGAACCCAGGACCACCAGCCGAACCCACCGGAGGCTGCACGTCCCAAACACCACCGCCGTCTGCAAGTTGAACCCCTCGCGGCACTTCGTACTTTGCGCCTGCCAGAAGATTCAGTACATCGGGAAGCTGGGCAGCGGTGATGGCAGCACCGCCGACGAGCGCACCGTTGATGTCGGCAAGCTGAAGCGTTCCCGCTGCCGAGGTGAGATCACCGAACCCGTAGAGGGCCAGGACCGCAGCGGCGCCCGTGTTGGCGTCCGCAGCCGTGACTTGGCCCGCATCCACACCACCAGCCATGCCGACCGGGGAGAACCCAGCAGCGTTGGAGGAGGCCAACGCCAGGTTGCCGGCCGCCCCATCCATGTTGGCAGTGATGGTCACCACGCCAGCGGCAGGAACTGCCGTAACGAGATTGGACAGACCACCAGGCTGAGCCAGACCGTTCATCGGGTCGTTGATGGCAGCAGCCAGATCGGCCGCCACGCCGGCATCGGTGCCCGAAGCCAGACTGAAGTCATTGGAACCCGGAGTACGGGGCCCAGCAACTGCCGTGAAGATCTGAGCGCCAACCGTCACCGTGTCAGCGGGGAGGATTGGGGTCGCCACCACAACGGTGAAAGTACCTGTACCTGCTGCGCCGGTGCCGTCGTTGACGTTGGTAACGATCCACGCCGCGAGACCATTGGCAGCACGGTGCATGACGACCTCGCCGCCGCCCAAAGTGGTTTCGACAACCGTGTCGTTCTCGACCGCGTTGACGTACTTGGTCTGACCCGGTGCGTCGAGCGTCAGGTTACGCTGCGACACGTTCGGCTCGAGGTCGAGGACCTGGAGCGTCCCGTCCGGGATGTCATTCCGCTTCATGATGATGTACGGCATTGCTCTTCTCCCTAGAGGACGCTTCCGTCGTCGGCGAGAACAAGAAGGGCAGGACCGAGCACGCCGTTGTACTCGAAGTCCGCACGCTTGTAGTTGAACAGGTCACCCGCGCCGTTGGAGACGTTGAAGGCGCCCGTGGCTTCGATCCGCTTCACGCCAGGCGTGGTAGCGAAGAACCCTTGGCGAGTCGGGTTGAAGGTCGAGCCGTTGGTGTCCACGACGCTGCCAGCCGGAAGCTGGTACTTGGCGCCGGACAGGAGCTCGAGGAGCTCGCTGAGAAGACCCGTGGAAGCGCCTGTCTCGAGACCAGTGCCCGCAGTCGCACCCGCAGCGACAAGCTCAGCGTCCACCTCGGTGAGGCCGACAGCCATGCCGCCCACAGCCAGGGCGATGATCGCGTCCGCCGCATCGTTGGCAACAGTCGCGGTGAGAGCAGCACCGCCGCTGTCCTCCACGTTGTCGATCAGGTACGCGGCCAGGCCGCAGGCATCGCGCACCGTCAGGATGGCGCCAGGAGCGGTCGTGACGACATCGTCGCTGGCGGGGATCTGACGGACGTACCCGCTCTGTCCCGGGGGATCGAGCGTGTAGTTGCGCTGGGAGTCGTTGGGCTTGAGATCGTCGACCTGCAACACCCCATTCGGGATGTCCGTCCGACGCATGATGATGTACGGCATCGTGGTGATTCCTCCGGGTCCCGAGATGGGCTCTCTCTACATTGGAGGGGCTATAAACAGATAACCGATAATGCGCCCCTAGCGCTGACCGGTCACGGTGGAGATGAGAATCGAGAAGTTCGGGTTGGCGCCGTCGGCGGCAAGAGAGATCTCGTCCTTCATGCCACTCGAGTGCGAGATCGAGGCGCCAGGGTCTACCTGCATCATCGGCAAACCCTGTCCAACCGAGAAGAAAAGAGGTGCGGCACCGTGGTTGGTGATGACCATCGCATCGGCAAAAGCCGGTACGTGAAAAGACATCGACTCGAGAGGCGCCGGAAGACCCGGAACAGCACCCACGTCAGGCGCGGTGCCATAGAGAGTCAGGGCAGGACGCGGCACCGAGAAAAAGTCCGGCGTCTGCATGACGAGGATGTCGCTCTGGTCCGTCGCGCTCGCCGTCCCCGGAAAAACACCGCCGGGGTAACCAGCCTGAACGCTACCAGCCGCCGCTGCGGTTGCCACCGTCGAGACCTGGAACCGCAGGAACCAGAGATCAGAGTCCGGCGGTACCTCCGGCGACAGGCCGAAGTACTCGGTCGGATCGAAAGTCGCACGGGTCTGACCTCGAGTGATGTCGCCCGAGATGCCCGTACGTCGCTGCCGGATCTCCTTGCTGATGAAGGATCGACCTCGAAGGAACTCGAACACCGCTGTGGTACCAACACCACCCACCCCGTTGGTGGGGCCGTAGGCATTGTCCAGCGAATTCGCCACACGAACCCGGTATCCGAGGATGTCCGAGTTGTTGATGAACTGAAGCTGAGCGAACTTCTCCGCCCGGTACAGAATGTTCGCGAAGGGGATACCGCTGCTCATGCCGAACTAGCCTTTTCCTTACGAGCCAGCCGCTCGTAGCCGCTCGTGTCCTTGCCTTTGTCCTTCGCGAGCTTGGCAGCATCACTCCACGAGTCCACGCGCTCGCCACCAACATTCGGAGCGAGCTGCGGAATCATGCCGTCACCCTTTTGCTCACGCTCCTTGGCCGCCAAGCGCTTGTTCTTCTCCCGCATCTGTCCAGCGATGCGTCCATTCTTGGTGGACCAGCCATCCCCGCTAAAATTGATCATTGGGGGCGAGAAGACACGGTAGGTCTTTTCCTCTGCACCGCACTCGGGGCACGGGGGTCGGTACTTCGTGTCGTACTCGGAGATCTTCATCACGATCTCGAAGTGGTGCTCACACGCCTCACACTGGTAGTCGTACGTCGGCATCAGGATTCCTCCTTGGCAAAATACCGACGCGCAACTCGACGGCTGATTTGCCGTTCCAAGAAGCGTTGCGCCACGCGCGCTGGATTGGGCTCTTGCACGAGTTCGATCTCAATTTGGTCCGGGCTATCGACGGAAAACCGGGATCCCAGCTTCTTGAGGGGGCTCTTCTTGGGTCGCACGAAGAACTTCTGCGACTTCTCCAGCACCGCGTAGGCGTGCTTGCAGATAGGTCTCCAGCGCGCAGGGTCACGAACCTTCGGGTACGCAGCCGTCCCCTGAAGCGCCCCTTTCTGGTAGTCGCTCTTGGTCGCCCAGTGTTCGGGACCCCACCACCGCCAAAACGGGCAGCTACATGAAATCCGCAGGTTCAGCTTCTTCAAGTTCGTGGCATTTCCACGTTTGAAGGCTTGAACCTTCACCGTGTGGTCGCCCGACTTCCAGTGCCAGATCCAGTTCTTGGTGTCCGTACGGAGAAGTTTCGGTGGACGCTTCTTCGCTCGAGCCTTGATCTTCTTGTCCACCCGCTTCATCAGCTCGGGCATCGTCATGGCGACACGGGTAGGCCCGAACTCACCACGCACACCAACGCCGAACTGAGCTCGAACGAGGCCCCGGATGAACTGCGCCGTCGCCTGCTTCACCTGGAAGTTGTTGTTGTCGAGGTACCGATCCTGGCGTCCATCTGGAAGCGCCTGAGTGTTGTTCGCGAAGTCCGTGTAGTAGGACATCGGCAACACCTTCCCCGAGCCGTCGGTCGGGTTCATGGTCGTCACCACGGGGTAGTCAAGGCCACCCGAAGCCGGCGGCTCGAGCTCCCATCGTAGACCCTTTTGCTTCTTCGAGGACAAATCCGGCGCTCGGAGTGACTCACCCTTTTGCTTCTTGGGGTCCTTGCGCGGCGTACCCGTGTCGCGGCTTTGACCCTTCCCGAAGTTCTGGTCGAGTTGCCCCGGCGGTACCGTCTTCTTGACGTGCGTGTTCCAGTTGGACGGCCAGTTGCCTCCCAACACCTCACGCACCTCCGCAAGCATCTCCATGCCCGCCTGACGACGCTGCTCCCTCTCCCGCTGGCGTCCCTTTTCGATGCGCCAATCTCTCGATTTCTGAGCTGGGGTACGTGGATCGATACCGCGTCGCTTGTACCGGTTCGGGTACATGCGTCGGTACTTTCGCTTGAGCTTTTCACGAGGCAACCGTTTACCTCGTGTGCGGTACTCCAAGAGCACCTTCCGCTTCTTGCTGGGGTTCCGCAGATACCACCGCTTCGAGCGCAGACGGCCAACATTGCTTTGATTCTTCTGGGGCCTGTCCGGGAAGATGCCCGCAACCGAAGTGAGCTGGTCGTCGATCGGTTCTTCCTCGTAGATGTCCTGAAGCTCCGCCAACAACTCTCGAAGGGAACCAAGCTCAGCACCCTCATCCATGTCGAGCTCGTCCTCATCAAGGGCGGTCACCCCAGGACGACGACGCACGTAGTTGTAGTCGTACTTGGTCGGGTGCCCATACTCTTCACCAGGTACGGACAGAGTTCGGTCTGGGACCTTGCGAGGCTTGTTGTAGGTGGTCGGGCCAATCCTCTTCTCGCGCTTCTTGTCGTGGTTCGACGGCAGAGGAAGAGCTCGCTCCTTCTCTCGAGACTGCGGAGCTTGAACAGGCCAGGTGGAGTCGAGGTTTGACTGTCCCCGATCGACAGACTGGCTCTCGGTTTGCGCCGGAAAGATCCCCATCTGGGAATCCTGATCGACGACCGTCTTGTAGCCGGGCGTGTCCTGCCAACGAGGACGGTACGCCTTCTTGTCCTTGGGTTTGGACACGAGCTAACCCCTCCCGAGGTGACGCTCGGCCACACGCTTTGCCATGTAGCGCTTCAACACCCGGTCAGTGGTCTGACGCATCATGGGCGCACCGAAAGCCGGTGCGCCCTCAACGGTCTCATCAACCTTGTTGCGAAGCGTGATGGGTAGACGCTCCTTGAGGTGGTCGGTGCCCATCACCGACAGGGCGTAGCTCGTTGCATCGAGCTCCTGGCTCAGGAGCTCAAGACGCTTGGGGAACTCGACAATGAGGTCCCCAGCAACTTGGTAGAGATGTTCGCGTTCAGGCGAGCTTTCGACGAGCTTGAGGACTTTCGTCAAAAGCTGGTGCAGGCGATGAGCCTCCACGCGCGCGGAGCTCACGCCCTCTACGATGAGAGCCCAGCCGGCTTGACTTCCTGCGCTTCGTGAAATCGACATCAGGCGCCTTCACAAGGGGGGGCGCCATTGGCCGAAAACCGAGATCAGGCGTCCCCGGCGTTTTCGGGCTCTTGCGGCCCGTTCTTGGCCTCGGAGCGCTTCTTGATCTCGGCCGCCAGAGCCTTTTTGATCTCTTCGCGGGCCAACTCGGTCTCCACGGCAAGAATTCCCTTCACGTACTGGGGGTTCTTGATGTGCTTGAGAGCCGCCTGCACCCGGACCTTCACCGGGCGATCTTTGTCCCACTCGAAGTCCGGGATGATCATCTTGACGGCTTGGTAGGCCGGATCCTCCTCGGGACGACGGTGTACCTCCGGCTTGGGGGGAGTCGCCGCATCCGGAAGGACCTCTTCGAGAGTGTCTCCACTCTTGACCTCCTGCACGTCACCTGTCGCGACCGCCTGAGCCGGAGCTCCGTCAGAAACATTGCCGACCACTTCTTCGTCGGTCTCGTACTTCTCGACACGAAGCTGCTTGCCTTCTTGGGCACGCTGAATCGCCGAGCTCGATGTGTTGGCGTCACTGGCCACGAAACTTCGCTTGGTCGGCGACATGATGCGCCCCACCGCGACACCGCCATCAACTTCCGTCGAAGGACGAGGAGAAGCAGTCTTCCGGCCCACTTGGGCATCGCCCATCTTGATCGATTCTTGACTGCCAGAAACCACCTTTGCCGACTCGTCGAGCCGAATAGGCGCAGCCTCACTCGACAAAGAGATCGCACCCATGTCGCGCTGCTCGTCGACCACGATAGCCCCGGTGCCACCAAACCTCGGCTTGGGTGCCGGGCTCTGTTGCTCGGGCTTGGCCTGCGCTACGTTCAAAGCGATCTCTTCTTCACGTTCGATGACGGTCCGCTTCTGGTCCCCCACGTTGCCGACCACGGTGCCTGCGTTCTCCGTGGGGTCTTCACGGACGATGGGCATCGTCTTGCGCTCATCCTGCATGTCCACAGGAAGCTGACGAGCAGTCGGCCTTGTCGTGACAGGAGTTTTGGTCGTGCGCGGCGTCGGTGTGGGAGGTGCGGGATCGTCCTGTTCAGCCCACTCGAGCATATCCATGATGTCGGACTCGACCTCAGCCTCGATCTTGGCCTGACGACTGCGCTTGATCGCCTGCTTCTTCTCCAGCTCAGACTGGAGAGTCTGAGCCATCCGGTACTCGTAGAGCTCATTGTCGATCTCGACCAGGAGACCATCAAGCTCACTATCTCCCGTGCTTTGAAAACCAGCCTTCTCGATCTGGATTTGCTTTGCCACCGCAACCTTCGCTTCTTGACTCTCAAGCGGTACGCGACGGGTGGCCTCGAGATTGGTGGCTTCGCGCTGCCTCTTTCGCTCGGAGATCGACACGACTTCGCGCTCGTCGGAGGTCTGGAGCTCGACCGTGGTCTTGACGGGCCGCTGTCCTCCGCGCGTCTCGGTCGGGCTGACCTTGATGTTGGCGGATTTTGGGCGCACTCGAGTCACCTTGTCGCCCACAGGCACGAGCCAGTTGGACTTCAGGATGGCGGTGCGAAGCTGCGGCACATCAGGAAACTCACGACCATCCTTGAGGATGACGGTAGTCCCGTCGTACTGGATCTTCTCGCCAAGAGAAGGTGTGTAGCCACCTTGGCCTGTGTTGATGAACCCGAGGGAAAGCCCTTCGACCTTGACCTCGTAGGTCCGGAATTCGTTCACTTGAAAGTCGATGGCAGACATGGACGTGGGACCTCTGGGGTTGGTGAAAACCGACCAGGATCACGTTACCGGCGTCATCCCGTACCGGATCAATGAAGTGTTTCGCCGTTTTTTCGGAGGGGGGCGCAGGGCGGAAGGGACTCCTTTTCATCGGTTTCCGGAAATTCCTCCATCGCAGAGCTCAACGAGCTCCGGATGCTCGGGAGAAATTCCCTCCGCACTCGAACTCGAGAAACCACCGTCGCTTCGTGAGCGTCCGCCGAGTAGACCATGAAATCCAGGAAACAGTCGGGTCCCACCTCATTCACGATGCGAAAGGCATTGGCGAACAGACCAAATTTCAAGCCTTCTTCGACCCTGACCTTCGTGATTCGTTCAGATTGAGACATGCTTACGAACTTTCGAGAACACTGTACCGGCTGATCAGCCGCCGACCTCCACGGGTTCGACAGGTTCAAAGCCTAGATCAGAGAGATAGTCGCGGTAACGGCGTGGCACATGAAACACGAACACCAAGCAGCCGTCATAGAAGTGCGTCCCGGGCTCGTAAGTCGCGCCGGCACACTCTTCGAACACACACGCGAGGCTGTCAAAGCTCTCTGCTACTTCCTGCATGTGCGCCGCTACATGCGACATCCCAGCAGGGACTCCTTCCACTTCCCGAAGAATCTCGCTGACGCTGGGAAAAGGCAGGCGGTAGGTGAGCTTCTCGCCAGCCGTCGGGAAAGGAAGCACATTGGCTTCTGTACCCATACTGAGGAGAGGCTATAGGCGCTCCAGCGCATTTTCCCTCAAGAACGTGTGAATTTCCGCAGAGTCCCTAAACCACTCGGCCTCGAGCCGCAGATGAGAAAAGCGTGCGTGTAAGGAGGCTTCCGTCTCCATCGTCCCCGAAACTGTCCCTAGCAAGACAAGCTTCTTCGCGTTTGCTGTCTGGAGCTCGCTGATGCGGCGGTCCACATCTTGCGTCCAACCCACTTTGATTGGTCCACCAGGGCCAGCCTGGACGAAGTAGACAACACCATCGCGCTCCTTGGGTGCGACGTACTGTTCTTTGTACCGCACCTCCACAGCCTGAACACGACCGTAGGAGTCGAGCGACTGCCACAAACCAGTTGGAAGGACGCCGTACAAGGGAACGTCGTCGTCGGGGCCGTAGGCATAAGCTACCCCGGCGTCGGAAACGGGATCCCCAAGACACACGAAATCCGTTCGGACGACACGCTTACCATCAAAAATCCGAACTCGGTGCGTCGGTACGAAGTCCGCTGCGATCGACATGGAGGAGTAGCGCCTCTCCACGTCGATGCGCGTGACGATAGGTGGACGAGCCACCAGTCTCTCTACCCAGTAGATGTTCGATAGGCTCAGGGATTCGGGCTGTCGAGCATCCAGATCTCGATAGCCCTCTCGATCGCGTACTCACGCGGCATGGCACCAAGCTGGTACGCCTCGTAGAGGCGCACGGCGCGACGCTCCATTGACGCTCGGATCTGATCTTCGGGCGTACCGAAGATTCGCAGAACGTTGAAAGTCTCGCGGTACGCCTGAACCTCCATCGCCCAGCGACCTTCAGCGGTAAAGTACATGAGACCCATCAGGAGCTCACCGTGTTTTTTGTACTGACGCAGGTGCACGAGCTCGTGCCACATCGTCGGAGCACGACTTGCGTAGGAACGCTCCTCCCACCCGGGCTTGACGAGGATCGCACTCGGGAAGGCAGTCGTGAACTGGTCCCACTGCTCGAAACCCGTGGGCGCCTTGGGGATGATCTGAACGCCAAGCTCCTTGATCTTCTGCTCGGCAAGGAGATACGCCTCCTTGGGGTCGGAGGGGATCTCACCCTCCTTCGCCATTTCCTGCGTTCGCAGGGCGAGCTTCTCGTAGTGAAGGTCCTGCGGGACTCCGTCCTTGTAGACAGGAGGCCCCTGCACCCGCACCGAGTTCAGGGTCTTGCATCCCGTCAACGAGAAGATGACGCAAAAGAGGAGCGAGAATCTGAGTAGCTTGTTCATGACTTCCCCAATCAGGGAAGCCCTATAGGAAGAACAGCGAGATGTGGTGGGTCTACGTCATTCAGAGCACACAGCCGCGCGTCACAAAATCGGGATGTACGGTTCCGGGATTCCACTACGTCGGGTCCACCGACCCAGCGCGCCACTCGTCGAGTGTTGGAGGTTTCCAGCTCGGATCTCGCACCCAAGGATGCGAAGGCCCTTCTCCTCGACAGAGGTCCGAGTCCTTGGAAGACCATTTGAGACGCCCTTCTCCACGCTTCTGCCGTTTCAAAGCGTACTCAGCACGTAAAGCCTCTGAACGTGTGAAATACGGACCGTAAAGTGCCCTTGCCACCCAAGGGCGGTGTTTAGCGGTGTACTTTCCACCTCCTTTCAAACCGGGCTGACCGTTCGCTTTGATGCCGTTGTGCTTCCTGAGCCGCACGGACGGATCTACTGCCATTCCCACGTAGAAAAACCCCGGAAGTTCTTGCCCTCGTGCGCCAAACCTCGGTTGTTCGCTCTGAATGACGTAGACCCAGTACAGCTTGGAAGGCAACGTAGGGACCACTGTGTTGAGGCACTCCCCGTCCCCCAGAGAGGTCTCGATCTCTGCCGCCTCCTTCTCCAATGCTTCAATTTCACTTACACATTCGTGACGCACCGACAGCACGGCTGTCGAAAAGTCTTTGCCATTGAGAGCCTCGATGTGCTGACCTTTTCGAGCTTTCGATTTGTGGTTGTTGAACCGAAGGTCGTAGTGGCTTGATGAACCAAGATAGTAAGTTCCGTCTGCAAACCGGATCTCGTACACGACCCACTGCCGTTTGAGTTCCCTGTTTTTACGAATCTCGTCTTTGTTCCGAGCGTAGTACTCCCGATCTCGATGGCGGTTTTTTTTCCGGTAACGACGAACCTTCTCTTTATTTTTGGAGCGCCACTTCTTCTGACGCGCTTTCACTTTTTCCGGGTGCTGAGCCGCGTACTCTCGGGCCGCCTCTCGTCGCTCATCCGCATGTTGTTGATACGAACGACGGGCTTGCTCCCTCACCTTATCAGGGTTGTCTTTCTTCCACTTCTTGTCGTACGCAGCTCGCGCTGCTTTGACTTCAGGACGAGCTCGACGTTTGTCTCGTGACGCTTTCACCTTCTCTGGGTTTGCGGATTTCCAAGACCTATTTGCTTCGCGCAATTTCTCCTTGTTGGCTTGCCGATACTGTCGCTGACAACCCTTGCACCAAACCTGCAACCCATCCTTTCGAGATCGGTCCTTTCCAAATTCCGCCAGAGAACGCTCCTCATGACATTTTGAGCAGGTTTTCACCTGCCCAAAATACCACGAAAATGGCGAGATTCAAGGTAGCCGAAATACACTGTAGACCCAACATGGTCTAGCTCGTGATCAGCCAGTGAAGCTCAGGCGCAGCAAAATACGCCCAGGCATAGTCACCGTAGCCGTTGTTCAGGTACGTCTTGGTCTCATCGGCCCCAACGACCTCGAGCACGAGGCCCCCGGGTCCGACAGACGTGACCTGATAGATGCGCGAGTCCATGCCGACCAACAGATCCTCGAGTTTCAACGCCGAGACGAGACCGCACGGCAGCTTGGCCGGAGGCACGGACGGCATCGACCTTCGCTTCAACCACATGCTCGCCACTTTGGAGGCGAGGCGTTTTTTCTCGGCGCTGTGCATGGCTACACGTTGAGGAACCAGCCGGTCTGCTTCTCGAACGTGCTGGCGAGCTCTTCCTTCGACACCGTGTATTTCGCCACGACGCCCAGCTCACCTTTCGTGTTGTGAGCCAAGAACATCATGTTGCACTGGCCGTCATCACCCATGACGACCCCACACTGCGTTCCCTTGGAAGCCGTCCGATTCGGCCAGCGAAAAGACACAAGACTCTTGTACGCCTTGATCTCCCGGGCTCCAAGAAGCCGCTCGAGCTTGTGCACACCGCCAAGAGCTTCGAGGATCTCGCTGGCCTTCTTGTCTCGGTCCGCTTTGAGGCTGTCGATGAGCTTGCTGACATCGGCCTCGGGCATCTTCTCGAGCGAGTCTTTCGACGGAGACTTGCGACCAGCCTCGTTGAGAAGACTCAAGGCATAGGCAACCTGCTTCTCCGAAGCCACGTTTTCCTCACCTTGCATGGTCTCGATCAGGGTCGAGATCTCGTCCTTGGTCTTCTTTTTGAGCTCAGCCTCGGTGTAGTCCTTCCCCTTTTCCTCGGCGAGGTCCATAGCGAACTCAACTTGTGCTGCCGTGGCCTTGTCGCTCTTGGCTTCAGCCTCCGCCGCGAGCTTCGAGTGAACGATCTTGAGCTGGATGACCGGGTAAGCCGGGAACCCTTGTCCCGGCTCCCACATGAGCGGCATGTCCTGTCCACGGTCAGCCAACATCTCCTCCGCCTCCTCGATACCCCGGAGCGTCACGCCCGGAATGATGGGGTCGAAATCCGAGCTCACCAGACGAGTTGAGATGCGCCGAGGCTCCTTCTCATCGGGCTGAAAAGTGATCTCGACAAGATCGCCCTCACGCAGGTTCTTCAGCATCTGGTGCTGCGAGAACTCGTCGATGGTGAAGTCTCGGATGTTCCAGTTGATGTTGGCCTCTTTGGCGACCTCGGAAAGCAGAGCATCCCGAAACTCGGCGCTGTTCTTGGCGAGGCTGATGAGAGCCTGAGTGGCGTTCTTGGTCGTCATGGTCTTGTCCTTCTTCTTGCGCTTCTTGGGGAGGCTGTCCCAAATCGCGCTGAGGATTTGGAGATCATCCTTGTCGAGACGAGGGGCTTGCTCGACCTTGTCTGAGTTCTTGGTCTTCTTGGAGGCGTTGTGTAGGAACTGGCCCACAGTCTTGCCAGCCTTCGACGCCTTCTTCTCGAGGTAGCTGTCGAGCACATCCGTCTCGTCCACCTGGAACTCGAGGTCTTCGAGCTCGCTGCCGTACTCTTTCCAGTAGTCGCGGCCCTCTTTGAACGACATCAGCTCACTGATGTAGAAGGGTTCGCCACCACCAGTATCTTCGAGCTCCTCACGGATCTCAGGAGGAAGTTGTTCAACATCATTCTCTGGGAGCTTCTGGTCAAACCCGAGAAGAGGCCAGACGTAGTAGCCGACATAGTCGCAGTCGAAGCAGCCAGAGCCCACGGTTTGAATGACACGCCCGCCCGCCTCCTTGAGCGACGCCACCTGCGTCGCAAGCATCCGGGTTCCAGTGCCGGGAGGCGCGTCTTCGCTGAGCTCCAGAATTGAGTTCTTTACACGGTCTACCTTGCCGTCCTTCAGGAAAATCTCGCGCTCGTACTCGAAGATGTTGTCCCCTTCGCCGGTGATCGAGACGTAGTTGTCGTCCGCCACGATGCGAACCGAGCTGAGCTGTCCCTGCAAGCCACCGCCACCGGCCAGATCAAGGACCATCTGCTCCGGAGTGCGTCCCGAAGCTTGGGCCGCTTCACCGAACATGCTGTGAAGCTTCTTCTTGATCTCCTCGGGCTCGTCCCCCAGCGCACCGTACTCCACGTCCACGCCTTGGTACCGGTGAGGGTCCCTGTTGGGGGTGAGGCGGTTGGTTTTCAGCGCCTCTTCAGGGATCTGACGCTGTTGAGCACCACCACCACCACCGCCCCCACCTTCTTGCTGCTGACGTGCTCGGTTCCAGTGCTCGTAGATCCGTTGCTGCTCGTGGTCCGGTAGCGAGACGAACACGTTCTCGTTGCCCGTCTCCGGGTTCCGAAAGCGACGGCCCTTCATCGCCTCCAGGAACTCTGGGGCGTACTTCGCTCGCCGACGCATCGGCGGACGTGTGAAGAGCTCGAGCGCCAGACCCATGAGATCAGGACTCCTCGCTGTTCAACTCTTTCAGCAAGAGACGGCGGAACTGGTCGTTGTCCTGCGCAAGCTTGACGAGGTAGTGGGTCGCCTTCTTGTTTTCGCGCTTCTTCTTGTTGCGCTTGCGAACCTCTTCGCCCATGCGGTCCCAAATTTCACGGGCGATAGCATCCGTCTTGGGATCGTACGCAGGAGGCTCCTCAACCAGATCTTCCGTGTCTCTCTTCTTTTTCTTGGAAGCGGACCGTTGGATGAACTCCTCCGCGCCCATTTCGAATTTCTTCGCCACGTCCTGAACATACTCAGTCAGGAACTTGTAGCTTATCGCACGATCAGACAACTCGAACGTCATGCGTCTCATGTCGTCGTTTCCATTGTCCTTCCACCAATCTTGGGCGGGCTTACCGGCCCTCATAAGATCGTTGAAGTCAAAGGACCCGTCCCTGTTTGATGCCCTGGGGTTGATTCCCCGAATCGCATCTTTGATCTCTTGTGGGAACCGATCCCACCAGTGGCTCGGAACCGATGCGTTGTACCCGAAACGAGGCCAAACGTAGTAGCCAACGTACTCACCTTGGTCCGCTCGGAAAGGAGAACGACCGGCTGGTGTGGTTTGGACGGACTTGAAACCGTACTTTTTGGCAGAGGCGATCTGCGAAGCGAAAGCACGAAGCCCCGCCTTCGCTGGTGCTTCCGGAGAAAGCCTGAAGTGAGAGTTGTAGATGTAGTTAGGCCGCCCGGCTTCGTCGAAAAAGATCGTACGGTCCATGACCTCGATGACACTCCCTCCACCACCTCCGAAGTAAACGGTATTCCCAGAAACGGTGATCGAAACTCTCTTGAGGGACTTCGCCACACCCCCGCCAGCCGCCAAATCTGTGATGACGTGCACGGGATCCTCCCCCTCCGGAAGATGAGGACCTAGAAGTTGGCGAAGGCGATCCTTCGTTGCCGAATTCACCTGGAAATCGACATGAGCGTAACGATCGGGCTGAAGGTTGGGTACGAGTTTGCCTTCGCCAGGCGGCGAAAAGCCGCCTTCAGGTTCCTGAAGCGGAGGACGCAAAGGAACCGGCAGATGGGGCATCCGAGCGACATGAGCCCAGCGCTTGAGATCAGTGCCGCTCAGCGTTTCTGGGTCCCCTTCAGGCTCTCCAGTGCGCCCGTTCAAGGGTTGCAGCTTCACCTCGCTACCGGTCACTTGCTCCACGCGAACCCATTT